AGAAAATCTTTTTCTTAGTCTTCCTACAAATTTGGTAAATCTTACTTCATCTCTTAAAATTTCAGAAGAACGACCAAGACTAAAACCACCACTTGAGTTTGTTCTAGTTTCTGGAACATTTAGTGAACGGAATAATTTCTTTTGGAAATATTCAATATCAGAAAGTTCACCTAAGTTTTGTCCACCAGGAAGAGTAGTAATTTCTGTTCCTCTTCCCCCTTCTCTACGTGGCAACCAGAAATCCTCAAGCATTGCCATGTATTTTCTATCATCACGAATTTCTCCAGTATCTGCGTTATAGACCAATTTGTTTCTATAACGATTCATTACATCACGAAGATATTGCTCTGCTTTAATCTTTGGGAGATTGCCAACATCAATATAGAAAATACGACGTTCTGGAGCACGAGATAGTCTATAAATCACAAGACTATCTTCAATCATGCGAAGTTGATTGAGCGCTTTAATTGCTTTATGTAAATATGATAATACTGTTTGTCTATTTCTATCTACTAATCCAGAAGTAATATAAGTAACGGAATCTTTAGACAATCTAACCATTTTAGCATCATTCTTATAACTGTTTGATGTCTGACTACCACCAGTTTGTAATGTTGCATTTGGATTATAAATGTAATACTCTTCCATCTCTGGATTAGTAAAATCAATTGTATTATCCTTATTGATAATGGTATTGAGAGTTCCAGTTAAAGTCTGCTTATCATTTTTTAATTTTCTGATATAACGAATCTTCAATGGGTCAATATATCTTACTTCTTTAATGCCATCTGCTGGTTTAGTTACATCAATGACTTTATGGTAATATAATCTTCCATCAATATACCAATTCCTAAAAATTTCATGGGCTTTCTTATCAAAGTCCATGATTTCTTTGATATATTTAAACTCGTTTCTAATTGCTTCTTTTAATTTGTCCGAAGCAGGAAGATTTGAAAGTTCTATCTCTACTGGAGAATCATTCAAATCCGAAACAATTGCTTCGTCTACAATATCTTCAATGGCACTATCACACTCAGGGTGAAGTGCCATTTCTCTGTATCTTCTTACTAAATCTTGTTCATTTTTATATACACCTTCAATATCTACATACTGGCCATAAAAACCACTAGAGATATAATAATCTGACTTATCTTCGTCATTTTGAGGAACAGGGGAAAGAATTTTTTTTGAATTTTCTCTCCCCTTATCTTCAAACTTGTAACCAAATAATTTAGGCATATTTCAAAAATAGACGTTTCTAGTATTTATACTTCTTCTTTTGTGCCTAAAATACTCTTCTGATCACTTCCTAGGGAATCATACCATTGAACTTGCAAATCAACACTAAATTCTTCAATAGCATCTGCACTATCATAGGATAATTCAATTGCACTAACTGATGTTGGAAAAGTTCCGTAGAATTTGTATGATTTCAAAACAGGAATTTGAGACTCTGTACCTGGAAGTGCTCCCGAATTTGCATCAGCAGCAACACTTCCTCTTCCCAGTTGATGAACTAACATTTCAGTTTGATATGCATTTGGTGTAATAACACCAGCATTATCATCATGTCTATTCATGAAGTTCATCCACTTCTCAAATGCGTCTCTAATCTTGAAGTTTGTATCGTTGATTACTGTGATTGACCATGGATCGAATGTTCTATCACCAGCAATTTTTAAGTTTCTTCCTCTAAATGGAATATCAATTACATTGATATTTGATGCAGGAAGACTTGCTGCTTTAATCATGAATCTATAATCATCATCTTCAACAATTCCTAGACCGCCTGGAAATTTAATTTGACATTCAAATAGATTTGGCCTTGCTCCCCCTCCAACTAGTTTTCCTTTAAAATCGGATAAAGTTCTATCTGTGTATTTTGGTAAATTGGAATTTGCCATTTTTAGTTACCTCTATGAAATTAAACAGTTCCGACTACTTCGGAGAAGCTGACGCCAGTGCGGGTGGCAACAAATGTCAGACCAATAAAATTAATTGATCTTGCAGGCTTTACAAAGATGTCTGCTTTGAATTGATTTGAATCAATTACGTCTGGAGTATTATTTGATTCATCACAAACAACAATAAATTCAGAAACTCCTCTCTTTGCTCTTACATCACGAAGATATGGTTCAACGATGTTTATAAAGTTTGATCTTGTAATAATATCGTTAAATTCAAATAGTTGCGCTCTTGCTGCTCTTTCAATTGATTTTTCTAGAGTTAGGAATAAACGACGAACATTAATTCTATCGAATGCTGATGGATAACCAAGGGCAGTTTTATCACCAAATAAGATAATTCCAGCACCAGGAGAAGCAATCACTGGATTAATTCTCTTAGAATAAAGAAGATCTCTTTGTGTTTGTGAAGGATTATATGCAAGTTTAATTGCATTGTTAATTGCTCCTCTTGCAGAACCTGCTGGGGAGAACCAAGAATAATGTTCATTTGATGTTCTTGCCATCAATCCAGCAATATCTGCATTTGTTGGTAGGTATAAGAACTTATTATTGAATCTATCTAATGTATATTTAAATCCAGTATCAAAAACAGCGTATGAACTAGATGCCAAAGGTTCAAAGAATTCAATAATTTTATTTGTCTGTGTAGTTGCATTTGGTTGATTGACTACATCATCTTTATGAGGAGAAATACATGCAATACAATCTTTTCTTTCCTCGGCAATTGCAATCAACGCACTTGCTTTTGCTTGGGATTCATAAATTGTTGCTCCACCAGAAGGACCTTGAATTAGGAAATCCAAAGTATATTCTGCAGGATTTTCAAACTTTTTGTATGCAGAAACAATATTCGAAAGAGTTGCTGTCATTCCACCAGAATTGGAATAATCGGAACCAGCACTTAGTGTGTATGATTTATTTCCCTGAACACTAAATTTAATTGATTGTGCGGCAGAACCCCAAGAACCAGTTTCGAGAGTATATGCTTTAACATTAGATGGATTTGGAATTAAACTACTTGAAACAGTAACTCTTGCTACACCTGCATATAGATTGGATGAGTTTCTTGAAATATAATCTTTATAATAAATTGCCTGAGATGGGCTAATTTTTGCATCATATGCTTTTGATAAGAATATATACTTTTCAATAATATTTGCTGCACTACCAGTAACTTTTCCACTATCATCTACAACTACAATATGAACTTGGTCATTCTTTGAACTTCTTTCCAATGCATATTGTGATGATGATGGTTTTGGTGCAATATTTTTCCAGTAGACAGTAGCATTAGAAAGTCCAAGAGTTTGTTGGTCATACCAATCCTTTGTTGCTAATCCACCAAGGAATGACGATGTAGTAATTCCAGCACTAGTTACAACATTAATAGTTTCAAGTCCACTGAATGAATATGTATTTGTTCCATCTCCTGGATTTTTGTAATCAATTGCTTCGGAAGAACCTGCAAGATTTACTCTATCAATAATTTTAACACCGATTTGTTCTCTTCCTACTTCAGTAATAATACCTCTGATGAAACCTTCAAAGCTAGTAACAACTCCACCACTAGCGTATTGGGCAGAAACTCTTTGAGTTACCGCAAGTCCTACTGCTACTGTTGTTGGTACAACTACAGTACTTTCCTGAGTAAATGTAAATGATGCTCCAGTCTGAACACTACCATTTGTTGAGTTTGTGTTCAAAGTAATAGCACTGGTTCCAATTGAAAGAATATCAGTACCCGTTTGGAAGAAATTACTTACAATAGTATCACCAACAGTTAATGATGATGTGTTGATTCCAGTAACTGAATTGGTAGTGATTCCCAAATTACCAGTTTTTGTACCAATTGTTGTAACTACTGTAGTGCTAGTAGCAGTAGTTCCAATTCCAGTAATGATTTGGTCTGCTAAATTGTCGATAGTGCAAACTTTTAATCCATTTGCCCAAGTCCCTGGTGTTTTTGCTGCGTATTCCCAGGTAGAATCATTTATATGATTATTTGAGTAATCTTCAGATGATTCTATTTTTAGGGTTGGTAGTGAATCTGAGTTTGCATTGTACAGAGTTGGTCCATCTGCTCTAACAACTCTCAGTACTCCACCATAAGATAAAAAGGAGGATGCAGAAAGCCAATACTCATTCTGAGCATCTTTTTCTAATGGTTTTCCGAACTCTGCCAAAAAATCTGCTTCTGTTTCTATTAAAACAGGAACTCCAATAGGTCCTTTTTCGAATGGACCTGCAAAAGCACCAACTTGATCAGTTACTGCATCAATTCTACCAATAGTTAGGTCAACTTCTCTTATTTTTACCCCAGGTGATACTAAATTTAACGCCATTTGTTTCCCCTCTTGAAGAAGTTCATTTAGTCTAAAAGTATTTATAATTTAGACCCTTTATAATGGGGAAATCAATAGTGAACAATTACCAGTCAGGATACTCCCAATTACTTGCCTTTTTGGGATTTATTTTCCTACTTTCTTTAATTCTTTTTATCGTACATGACTTACATTCATATGAATATGCAGAATGGATATTCCCTCTTCCTTTTCTAGTTAAATAAAACCCATCTACTAAATCTTTTATTTCCCCACACACTCTACATTTTCTTTCAGTGAGGAATACACAGTCTAATTCAAACTGTTCTTCTAAATTCATTATCTATAGTCCCACATATAAGACCTATCACCATATTCATCTGTATACCATCTATCACCATTGTTATCTACAAAGGTCGTTTCCATTTCTGACAACCCATCAGAAATAAAACCAAAAGGTGACATGTCTTGCTCTATCTGATTTTTTTGTTCATCATAAATTCTTTTGCGGATATCATTATCCGTCATTTCCTTAAAGTATGGTTGAACAATCAACCAAGATAATATAACCAGACACATCGCAAGGTCATCATTACAACCATCTTCTGCTTCAAATGACTGACTTTTTTGAATGAAAGTGGTTAACTCACTGATTACATCATAGTCTTTGATAATTAATTTATCATCTTCTATGATTGTTTTTAGGTTTGAGCATCCAACCTTTTTAACATTTTTGGACATCTTTACACCAAGTTGAGATTTCTTTCCTGAGAAACCTTGTCCAACTAATTGTCCTGCACGACCTCTCATCGCACACATCAAAAGATTACTATACTCTAAATCAAAATGAAGCATATTTGATACTTGCTCACCAATATCATTTACTTCCACAAGAATATATGAGTAATTATATGCTCTTCCAACTTTATCAATAATTGATGGAAAGAGTATTGGTTTTATATCATTATCTCTATATTTTGCTACTAACTTATATGGAAAAGTTGTTATGTCAACAACAACAAATGCAGAATAATCTTTACCAGTTCCTCTAGCAACATCAACTGTCATCATATAGTTGTGGTCTTTTATTGGCTCCTCATAAACATCAAGACCTTTATTTGATGTCAGTGGGTCTTCATAAACCATTGAACGAAGTTTTGATGGTGCAATCAGAGTATCAACTGAACCTAAAAATTCACATTCAAACTCCTGGGTAAACTGTCGTTCAGAAGTATTTCGTATCGTCTCTTCTTTCCACGCAGCATCTCTTCCTGGAACTGCACTCCAATGAACTTCAAGTGGAATATATCCATTTCTACCCCTCTCGGCATCATGCCAGAGTTTATAGAACATATTCATCCCATTTGGAGTTGAGATGATAATAACTTTTGTTGTCTTACCAGAAGAAATAGTTGGATACACAGAACTAAAGAATTGTTCTGCAATGTGATTTGGGATGAACGCAAATTCATCCAGGAAGATGATATTAAAGGAGTTTCCTCGGACTGCAGATGATGATGTAGATGCTGCTACAATTTTACTACCGTTCTCAAGTTCAAGAGAACCTTTGTTCCAAGAACCAACACCTTGCTGCAACCATTTGGGTAAGTTTTCATAAGAAAGTTGCAATCTCTGAAGAAGGTCTCTAGCAGTCTCTGCTTTGTTTGCTAGGATTGCAATTCTTATGTTATCATTAAACAAAGCATAATGAAGAAGATACGAAACTACAGTAGTAGATTTTCCTGTCTGTCTTGGTAGTTTC